ATGTGCGTACCGCGGTTCTGCCCGAAGTTCCGAGCGTTGCGGCCGGCGCCCTTGAGCGGGTGGACCCACCCGCGCGAGCCCGAGCTCGCCGGGCTCGTCGTGGTGGTCGAGGAGCCGTCGGGCTCGTTGTTGGTGTCGGGCGGGTTGGGCTCGGGGTCGACCGGGTTGCGGGCGGTGAGCGTGACGGGCTGGGCCTCGTTGGCGAGGTCGATGTCGATGCCGGTGAGCCGATACCACCCATCGAACGAGGGGACGCCGGTGAGCGCGATGAGCGACCCGGCGAACCATGACCGGGCGTCGACGAGCGAGGCGTGAGCCTCGACGGTGAGCTCGACCTCGGCGGGCGTGACGCCGATGGTGCGCCGGCATCGGGGTCGCTTGAGGATGCGGGGGTCGGTGTCGCGGCCGCGCCATGCGATCGTGTGCGGGTAGAGCTGGCCCATGAGCCACGTTGGCCGGCCGAAGTAGAGGACGCCGGCGGCCTCGTAGCACGCGAACCCGAGCTCGTCGGCCCAGCGGTTGAGCGCCTCCCATACGGTCTCGGGCTCCTCGCCGGGCGAGCTCGGGCCCGTGACGGCGATGGTGGTGCGGGGCGGGGAGGGCTCGGCGACGACGCGCATGCCGGCGTACCGGGCCCAATAGCCGGCGAGGTCGGACGGGGAGCGGTTGGTCGTGAGGAGCGGGCCCTTGACGCGCCGGAGGATGCCGATGCCGCGGGGCTGGCACGACACGGCGAGCCCACCGGTGCCGGCGGCGCCGTCGGTGACCTCGACGGTGGTGGTCTCTAGGAGGAGCGGCCCGTACTCGACGAGGGCCCGGCCGGCGAACAGGCGGGACCGGAGGATGCGCTCGCCGGGGTCCTCGATGGTGAGGTCGAGGAGGGTGGCCTCGTCGGTGGAGACCGAGAGCCGGGCGGTGGTGATGGCGTCGATGATGTCGCCGGTGAGCGCCGAGGTGTTGATCTTGATGCGGCCGAGGCGGGGCCCGATGTCGACGAGCGGAAGGTTGCGGGCGATGGCGGGCCCGGTCTTGGTCGAGCCGGCGGACACGGCGACGGCGGTGGCGCCTCCGCCGATGGCGGTGAGGGCGACGGTGGAGGCGTTGACGGCGGCGCGGGCCGAGGGGATGACCCGGGCCATGAGGGCGCCGGAGGTTCCCCAGGGCGACGAGCCGACGGCGCCGGCGATGGCGGAGGCGCCGGCGTTGGCGGCGAACAGGGCCCGGACCCGGGTGTAGTAGTTGAGCCGGATGGTGGCGACGGTGGCCTCGATGCCGACGGCGCGCGACGGGTAGGCGCGAACGCCGTGGCTGTTGATGCGCCGGGACCCGGGGCGGGCGAGCGTGGTGTTGAGCGGGTTGTAGGTGGCGGCGTTGGCGTTGTGGCCGCCCTCGGCGCGGGCCCAGGCGACGAGAGCGGTGAGGTTCTCGACGGTGAGCGGGAACCCGGCGGCCCGGGCGAGGTCGAGGGACCACCCGATGAGGTCGAGCGGCGGCGAGCTCATGGCACCTTGAGGACCATGCCGGCGGTGAGCGACCGGGCGTCGCGGATGCCGTTGGCGTCGAGGAGGGCGGTGGCCGCCGAGGTGTCGCCGAGCGCCCGGTACGCGAGCGCGGCAGAGGTCTCGCCGGCGCGGACGGTGACGGTGCGCGCCGCCGGCGGGGTGATGGCCCGGGCGCCGCCCGAGACCGGGCCGACTCGGACGACGGGGTCGACGGCGGCGGTGAGCGAGAGCGACGCGGTGAACCCGGCGATGGCGTTGTCGGCGGTGCGCCGGAACGGGGTGGCGCCGAACCCGGTGATGCGCCACGGGTTGCCGACGAGGATGCCGTAGTTGCGGAGGAACACGCGCCGGGCCTGCCGGGCGAGCACCGTGAGCGCGTAGACGTAGAGCTCGGCCGAGGCGGTGGGGTTGCGGGTGTTGGTGACGGTGGCCTCAAGGTCGAGGCGGGTGAGGTTGGGGCCGGCGAGCACGAGGAGCGGCGGCCGCTGGCCGGAGCGGGCGACCTCCTCCCACCGTGGGGCGAGGTTGGTGAGCGGCCCGTCGACCGGCGCGAACGGGAGGACGACCCGGGTGCCGTGATCGTCGACGAGCGTGAGCTTGGGGCGGCCCGAGCTCGGCGGCGGCGCGGTCGAGGTGGTGAGGCGGACGAGCGTGGTGGTCATAGCTAGCGGCCTGCCGGGGATCGTTCGGCCCGCTCGCGCTCGCGGCGGGCGATGGCGTTGTAGACGGCGAGCTCGACGTCGAGCTCGGTGGTGGCGTGGACGACGATGGCGCCCTCGCGGAACGTGATGACGGTGCCGCCGGCGCCGCCCTCGTCGATGGTGCCGGCCCGGGGGCGCGGGGTGTCGCCGATGGCCGCGTGTAGATGGCGACTCGACCCGGTGCCGTGGTGCTCGGCGAACCCACCGATGCGCCGGAGGTTGGCGGCGTAGGCGTTGAGGTTGGTGCCGGTGACGTCGAGGGCCCGGCCGTGGCGATGGTCGGACCCGGGCGACCCGAGGGCGTGGCCGCGGATCGCCGAGGTGATGGACCGGCGGCCGGGCGTCACCGCGTCAACGCGCCGGTGTACGGCGAGAGTGTGCGCGAGGTTGGCGCCGGCGCGCCGTGCGCCGCGTCCGCCGGCGTGGGCGCCGACCCGGTGGCTCGCGGCCTTGGGGGCGGCGGTGTCGCCGGGGATGACGTTGCCGACGGCGCCCACGACATCGCCGACGAACCCGGCGACCTTGCCACCGTTGTCGATGAGCCATTGGAGCTTGTCGACGACCCAGCCGACGGCGTCCTTGAGGGTGGTGAGCGCGATGTCGCCGAACTCGACGAGGAGGTCGCGGGCGGGCTCGGTCTTGGCCCACAGGTCGACGACCTTGAGGATGAGCCAACCGACGGCGTCCTTGATGGCGGTGAGCCCGATTTCGCCGAGCTCGACGAGGAGCGCCCGGGCGGGCTCGGTCTTGGCCCACAGGTCGACGACCTTGTCGATGACCCACGACACGGCGCCCTTGACCTTGTCCCAATGGTTGACGATGAGCCCGATGGCGATGCCGAACGGGCCGAGGATCGCCGCGAGCATGAACTCCCAATTGCGCTTGATGAAGTCGACGACCCAGCCGACGGCGCGACCGATGAACCGGAACGCGGCATCGACGGCGTTGCGGAACCAACCGACCTTGTTGTAGGCGAGCACGAGCGCCGCGACGAGGGCGACGATGCCGATGACGATGAGGGTGACCGGGTTGGCGGACATCGCGGCGTTGAGCGCCCACTGAATCGCGGCGGCGACCTTGGACGCGGCCGACTGCGCCATCGTGGCGACGCGGTTGGCGACGGTGGCCGCGGTGGCCCGGACCCAGGCGGCGGCCGACCGGATGCCGGCGAGGGCCCAGCGGCCGGCGGAGGCGGCGGCCGAGCGGAGCGCGGAGCCGGCCCGCTTGACGTTGTCGGCGATGGTGGTGAGCTTGCCGCGTCCCCAGGCAGCCGCCGAGCGGGCCCCCGCACGGGCCCAGCGGCCCGCCGAGGTGGCGGCGGACCGGAGCGCCCGCCCGGCCTTGCCGGCGTGCTCTCGGACCGCCATGAGCCGGAGGCGGAGCCCGTCGCTACCGCCACCCGGGGCGAAGAACCGGCGCATCGGCCCGCTCGCCTTGGCGACGGCGCCGCGGATGGTGCGGAACGCGCCCGACGCCTTGTCGGCGGCGTTGCGGGCGGCGGTGATGCCGTCGGCGGCGACCCGGGCGGCCTTGAGCCCGGCGTAGCCGGCGGCGAGCCCGGTGAGGAGCGGGCGGAGCTCGGTGGCGTGGTCGGCCATGAACCCGAGGACGTCGTCGAGGAGCGAGAGCGGCGAGATGATGGCGATGCCGACGGGCCCGAGCGCCTCGATGGCGGGGTTGATGCCGTCGCGGAACAGGGTGCGGAGGTCCTCACCAACCTCGATGATCTTGGTGACGGTGTCCTCGATGAGCGACCCGGTGCCGAGTGCCTCGTCCGCTTGGAACGCGGCGCCGATCGCGCCGAACGCCTCCCACCCGGACGCGATGTTGCGGAGGTTGTCGAAGGTCTCCCATAGCGCCGTACCGCTGCCGGTGACGGCGCCGAGGCGGAGCGCGACCTCATCCCATCGCTTGCCACCGACGGCGTCGGCGAGCGCGGGGGCCTGCTCGGTGAGCCGCTCGACGATCGGCGAGAGCTTGTCGTCGAGCATGTTGACGACGGCGCCGGCGGCCGGGAGGAGCGCGGTGCCTAGTTGGGTGCCGAGCTCGGTGAGCCGGCCCTTGAGCGCCCGGGTCTTGTTGGCGAACGAGTCGGACGTCCGCGCGAGGTCGCCGTTGGCGTCGCCGAGGCTCTTGAGGATGAGCCGTTGGCGAACGGCGACCTTCTGGCTCTCGGTGAGCTCGCCGGTGAGCCCCATGGTGGCGGCCTCGGCGCGCATGGTGGCGTCCGAGAGGAAGATGCCGAAGCGCCGGAGGGGCTCGGCCTCGCCGGCGAGCCCCGAGGACAGGGCGGTGAACGCCTCCTCGGGGTCGACGTTGTAGAACGACGAGAGGTCGAGCCCAGCGGCGGCGAGCTCGGTGGAGAATTTGGGGAGGTCGCGCGACGCGATGCCGGCGGCCTTGCCGAACACGCCGAAACGGGACGTGACGTCTTGGAGCTCTTTGGTGGTGATGCCGTAGGCGGCGTTGGTCCGCTTGACCCATGCGTCGACGGCGCCGGCCTGCCGGCCGAACACGGTCTCAAACTTGCTCGCGGTCTCGGCGGCGTCCGAGGCGAGCCCGATGAGCTTGCCGCCGAGGATGCCGGCGCCGACGGCGGCCGCCCCGAGCGCGGTGGCGCCGATGCCGGCGGCGACGGCGAGCCCGCGCCCGAGGACCCGGGCGGCGCCGGCGCCCGAGCTCGCGAGCTTGTTGAGGGTGCCGTTGTAGCTCCGGGCCTTGCGGTCGGCCTTGTCGACCTCGTCGGCGACCTCGCGGACGCTGCGCTTGACGCCGCGGAGGGGAGCGGTGAGACCGTCGCGGAGCGACGCCCGTACCTCTAGCTCCTCCTCGGCCATCGTGCTCCTCCTGGGGCCCGGTGGCGGCCCGGGCCCGGGCTACTTGCGGTGCCGCTTGGCCTCGCGCTCCCGATCATTCTGGACCGCACGGTAGGCGGCGAGGCGGATGGCGAACCGCGCCGGGTCGCCCTCGTCGAGCACGAGGAGCGGGTCGATGCCGAAGGTTTCCCCTACGCGTCCGGCGAGCTTGACGAGGACGTGAGTAGCGAGCTCGCCGACGCGCTCTAGGTAGGGTCCGCCTCGACGGCGTCCTCTCCCCAGCCGGCGGCCTCTAGCGCGGCGTTGGCCTGGGCGTTGAGGTAGCCGTCGGTGCCGAAGAACTTGCGGGCCGCCTCGATTGCCGACGGGGCGCCGTAGGACTGCTGCATGAACGGCGAGCGGAACGTGAGCGGGCCGCCGAGGTCGGGGTCCTCGACGGTGGTGCCGTTGCGCTCGATGTGCGAGAGGAGCCGGTCGATGACGAGCCCGGCGAACTTGACGACGTCGGTGGCGCCGCGCTTGGTGGCCGCCTTGCGGTATCGCTCGACCTCGCGGCCGGTGATGTCGCGCCGGTAGACGGCGACCCAGCCGGGCCGGCCCTCGACGTCGAGGCGGGTGAGCTCGGCGCCGATGTCGACGGTGAGCTCGGCGACGAGCTCGTCGAGCGGGGTGGCCGGCGCCTTGATGTCGCGCTCGGCGGCGTCGAGCTCGTCGGCGGTGGCGTCGGCGTAGGGCTCGTCGTCGTCGCCGGTGAGGTCGAACGTCTGCGGGCCGGTGGGGTCGCTCATGGCGGGTGCTCCTGTTGGTGAGGACGGTGGTGATGGGATGGGCCGGATGCGGGCCCAGGGTGGCCCAGGTGGGCCGGAGAGCGGCGCCGGTGACCCTAGGGGCCCGGCGCCGCCCGTGCGCCGTTAGGCGACGGTCTCGATGGCGAACTCCAACTCGATCATGCCGGGCTCGCCCGACGCCGCGTCGACCTCGGACTCGGCGAGCCGCACGAGGAGGGCGTCGGCGTAGACGGTGGGCGGCCCGTAGGGGATGAGGTCGGCGTCGGTGGGCTGGACCGTGATGGTGGTGCGGAACGAGCCCACCCGGGGCCGGAGCCGCTTGATGATCGCCGCGTCACGGGTCGCCCGGTAGGGCCGACCACACGTCACGTTGTCGGTCGTCGGCGGGCCGGCGAGGTTCTCCGGGGTGGTCGACCCACCGTCGTAGACCTTGGTGACCTCCGCGGAGGTCTCGCCGCCGGTCTTGGTCGCGAACGCGCCCTCGATGCCGAGGGCGGTGACGATGGACTGACGTTGTGCGGTGAGCTTGTGGCCGCTCGCGCTGGTGGTGCTCATGGCGGGGGTCTCTCCTCGATGGGCTAGATGGCGGCGCCGACGGCGACCTTGGTGATGGTGATGTTGACGAGGGCGGCCGTCGGGCTGGGGCGCACGGTGAGGACGCCGTTGATCTGACCGGCGGCGATGGTCTCGGCGGTGTTGACGTCGGCGCCGACGTTGACCGAGTAGCCGGGGTCGAGCTCGGTGACGCCGTCGGCGGCGATGCGCGGGAAGATGGCGCCGCGGGCCTTGGCCCGCTCGGCGACGCCGATGAGGATGCCGGCGAGCTCGGCGAACAGGTGGCCGCGCGGGTCGATGGGGCGGAACACGAGCGATTCGGCCTCGGTGTCGGCCTCGGCGCCGAGCTCGTTGAGGACGTCGCGCACGGCGAGCGACGCCCACGCGTCGGCGGGGCTCATGCTGGACCACCCGTAGAGGCGGACGGTGCCGGCGACGTTGCGGAGGGCGTTGGCGCCGGTGGGCATGGCCGCGACGTACTCGTCGCCGACGACGGCGACCGACGGGTCGACGGTGCCGAGCTCCGCGGTGGAGAGCCCGAGGAGCGACCGAGAGGTCGAGACCTCGCCGGCGGGCGCCCGGTGCGAGCCGGCGGCCGCGATGGTGCGGGCCCGCACGCCGGCGACGTAGCCGTCGGGGTGCGTCGCGAGCGAGTAGGCGCCCGGGTTGAGCGGCGAGTCGCCGACGACGCCGGGGCCGAACAGGGCGAAGTAGGAGAGGAGCTCATCGGCGCGGGTCTGGCCGACGAGAGCGATGAGCTCGTCGCGGGTCTCGGTGAACAACGCGGGGAGCGAGTCGAGCGGGGGCGTGCTGTCGGTGCCGACGGCGCCGATGGCGATGCGCCGGCGCTGCTCGCACGACTCGGCGAGCGCCTTGAGGTTGGCGGCGTTGAGCTCGGTGTCGGTCGAGAGGAGCGAGCCGAGGGCGCCGATGAGGACGCCGGGGCCGAGCTCGACGGGGAACAGGTCGCCGACGACCTCGGCGGTGATGCCGGCGTAGTCGTCGGCGCCGTCGGCGAGGTTGGCCGCGGCGGCGTTGGCGACGATGAGCCCGGCGCCGACCGTCACGGTGAGGATCTGCCCGAGCTCGGCGTGACCCTCGATAGCGGCCTTGATGGCGGCGTTGGTGGCGAGGTTGTCGAGCACGACGTCGGCGGTGATGATGCCGATGCCACCGTCCGAAACGGTGACCTTCTTGCCCGAGGAGGTGCCGGCCGCGACGGTGACCTCGATGGCGTCGCCCCAGGTGCCGGGGTTGGCGGCGGTGATGGTGATGGCCGGGTCGTCCTCGGCGTCGACGAGCGTGAGCGTGGACGCCTCGGCGGCCGGGCCGACGACCCGGCGGGCGTAGAGCGTGCGGCCGCCCTCGTCGAAGAACGCCCGCACCATGGCGACGCCGGCCTCGATGGCGGTGAGGGGGTAGGAGAGCCTCGACGACACCACGGCGAACGCCGAGGCGAGGTCGCCGTTGGCCGCGGGGATGGACAGGAGGCGGGCGTAGTCGTTGAGGCTGGTGAGCTCGACGACGTCGGTGGCCCCGAACGGGACGGTGGCCGGGAGGAACGCGGTGGCGGACGGCGGGAGAGCCGGGCCGCCGGGGGTGCCGCGGAGCGCGGTGGTGACGTTGACGCCGGGGATGGTCATGGGGTGGGCTCCTCGATGGGCTCGGTGCCGAGCTCGGGCTCGGGGTCGGGGTCGGCGGCCTGGGCGGCGGCGCCTCGGCGGCGGCGCGGCTTGGGCTCGTCGGCGGTGTCGGGCTCGACGTCGGGCTCGACGGTCTCGGCCTCGACGGCGGGCGCCTCGACCTCGGTGCGGTCGGGCTTGACGAGCACGGTGCGCGGGAGCTCGCCGAGGGTCTCGACGTCGTCGACGTGGACGGCGCCGCCCGAGGGGATGAGCTTGCGCGCCACGACGACGGCGCGGGTGCCGGTGTTGTGGAGGGTGCCGGGCGTCATGGGCGTCATTCTGTCGCGAGCGGGCGGGCGGCGGCGGGATGCTCTAGAGGTCGGCCGGGTGCGGGAGCGCCGAGAGGTCGACGAGCTCGGCGAGGCGGGCGGGCTCGACGAGCGGGATGGCCTCGTCGAGCTCGACCTCGACCTCGGTGTAGGCGGCCGCCACGGTGCTCGATTGCTCGTCGACGGCGATGGCGTCGTAGCTCTCGGTGAGGGTGGTCTCGTCGATGGCGCCGGTGACCTCCTCGCCGGCCCGGTAGCCGTCGTCGTCGGGGTCGAGGTCGACGGTGCGGCCGATGACGACGTTGAGCTCTTGGCCCGAGAGGAGGACCTCGCGCACGGCGAGGACGAGCCGCTTGCGGTTGCGGTCGGCCTCGGCGGCGCGCTCGGCGGGGTCGGCGGTGCCGGTGCGGCCTCGGGCCCAGGTGAACACGCGGAGCCGGTAGCGCACCCGGTAGACGGCCTGCCCGGCGTAGCGGGCGGCGCCGGCGCCGGCGATGTCGACGCGCACCATGCGGGTCATGCCTTGGGCGACGACGAGGAACGCAGGGAACGCGTCGACGGGGAGGTCGAGGACCTCGTAGGGCTCGATGAGCTTGGGGATGAGGGCCTCGCGCTCGACCCGGGGGAGCCGTGCGGTGTTGAGGCGGGTGGTGAGCTCGCCGGCCTTGGCCGGGAGCTCGTTGGCGAGGAGGGTGGCGAGCGCCTCGACGGCGCCCTCGGGGCCGAGCATGCGCCGAGCCTACGACCCGGCCTTGCCGGTGACGATCCATCGTTGGATCGTCTTGACCCAGGAGCGCCGGAGCGACTCGGTGAGCTCGACCGGGCGGCGGCGCGGGAGGTTGCCGCCTCCGCCTTGGTGGTACGCGCCGTGCTCGACGTCCGAGCCAATCCTCATGCGCTGGGGCTCGATGACCTCGATGCCGAACGGTCGCTCGGTGAGCGACCGCTTGAGGTCGCCGGTGAGGACGAGGATGGGTTGCCCGGGGTAGTGGCGCTCTTTCCACGCGGCGTACTTGGGGGAGAGCGGGGCCCAGCCGCCCGAGGCGTAGGCGCCCTCGGTGGCGAACTGGCGGCGCTCGGCCCGTTGGAACGAGGTGGCGATGACCTCCCACGCCGGCGACGCGTCGTCGAGGGCGTCGAGCGTGCGGTCGATGGTGCGCTCTAGCTGGACATCGCCGTAGAACGCGAACCGGATGAGGGTGGGCATGGGGGCCCGCTAGGTGAGGCGGCCGATGGTGGCGGTGGGCTCGGGGAACGAGTACCCGGGTCGCTCTCGGCCGGCGAGCGGGTCGAGCTCCTCGGCGCCTCGCACCCGGTCGGCCTCGACGGCGAGGGCGTCGAGCCCCTCGACGTAGCGGGCCCACAGGATCGCGCCGTAGCGGGCGTCGCCTTGGGCCCGGATGCGCTCGGGGTGCGCGGCGTCCTCGGTGTAGGCGGCGGCGCCGAGGTGGACGAGCCCGCGGGCCCGGGTGGTGAGCAGCGGGCCCCACTCGTCGCCGAGCTCGTCGAGGTCGCCGACGCGGGCGGCGACCCGGCCGGCGATGTCGCCGAGCCACCCGCGGACGTCGGCGACGCTGGGGTTGGTGGCGTAGGTGACGGTGAGGTCGGTGACGAGGGCCTCGACGCCGGCGACGGTGGCGCCGTAGCGGACCTCGTCGACGGCGACCGCGAGCGCCACGGTGACGCCGTCGCCGATGCCGAGCTCGTCGGACGTGATGGTGACCGCGACGTCGACGACGCCGACGACGGTGGCCGAGCCGACGACCTCGATGGCGAGGTCGTCGGCCCGGTGCCGCCATGCGGTCGAGGCGAGCCCGTCGATGCGGACGTCGACGTCGAGGTCGTCGACGTCGAGGTTGATGCGGTCGCCGGCGTCGAGGAGCCCGACGACGGCGAGCACGCCGGCCGGCGGTGGGGTCTCGACGACGGGGACGGTTGCCATGGTCAGGCGGGGAGCTCGTCGTCGGCGACGCCGGCGGCGCGGAGGACGGTGCGGCGCGGCTTGGTCTGGCCGAGCTCGGCGTCGCGGACGCGGTCGCGGTCGCCGGGGAACCGGCCCAGGTGGGCGACGAGCTCGGGCGCGCTCATGGCGAGGAGCTCGTCGGTGCCGGCGTCGGACGCCTCGCCGGCGTCCTCGCCGCTGGGCAGGAGCCCGGCGAGGTCGCCCTCGGTGGGCTCGCCGTCGGCGGCCGGGGCGTCGGGCCCGTCGAGGAGCTCGCCGAGCGCCGGCGGGCCGGTGAGGGCGTCGAGGTCCTCGACCTCCTCGGCGGGGGTGTCGGCGGGGACGAGCCCGAGCACGGCGAGCGGGGTGGACGGGTCGACGCCCTCGACCCAGCCGAGCACGGCGAACCGGATGGCGGCCTCGGCCGGGACGTCGACGACCTCGCCGGCGCGGGCGAAGTGGTGATCGTGGCGGGGCGGGGTGCCGGTGGCCCAGGTGACGAGACCACGGCGGCCCTTGCGGATGGTGACCCGGGTGAGCTCGGTGAGGTCGTGGCCGGCGTCGTGCGCGGCGTTGATGGACTGGCGGATTGCGACGTCGGTGTCGGTGCGGCGGGGCATGGCGTGAGCTCCTCGGTGATGGTGACGGTGGTGCGGGCGATGCTACGACGAGGGCCCGGCCCGGCCGGCGATGGTGACGCCGGCGGGCCGGGCCCTCGCCCTCCCCTAGTAGCCCGTGGGCCCGGCGCTAGGCGCCGGTGATGCGGATGGCCGCGAGCGGGTCCGTGATGTACGGGACCGTCTGGCGGGCCGCCATGATGAGCACGCGCTCGCGCTCGGGCTGGTCGACGATCCGCGAGTAGAGGGGCTTCTCGTCGCTGATGCTGCCGACCTGCTTGCTCGCGAGGAGCCACACATGCCCGTTGGTGCCACGGTTGGTGACGTACCAATTGGGGATGCGGAGGAGCCCCGAGAGGTCGGGGGCGCCGATGAGGTTGGCGCCCATGTTCTCGCGGGGCAGGGCGGCCCGGATGCCCGTGTTCTTGCGGAGGGCGAGCGCCTCGCGGGGCGTGATGATCGCCGTGTCGACGACGTAGCCGAGGTCCGACTCCTCGACCTCGGACCGGCCGGTCTCGATGTCGGCGATGATGTCGGTGGAGATCGTCGACCACGAGCCCGACGCGGCCATCGTCGGGGTGTCGCCGGCGGTGACCGACGCGACGAGCGCCGCGACGCCGACGGTGTCGACCTTGCGGATGATGGTGTTGCGGAGCCGCATGAGCTCGCGGTTGAGGACGTCGCGCTTGTCGCGGTCGCGGGCCTCGTAGGTGATGACCGCGGCGCCGCCCCACTTGGTCGTGGTGGCGACGTCGGGCTCGGCCTCGCCGCTGTTGACGATGGGGAACTCGTCGCCGGGCTCGATCGCCGTGACGTCACGGTCGGTGTAGAGCCCCTCCTCGGCGTCGAGGATGCGCTCGTACATGACCGCTCCGCCGGGGGCGGCGGGGCCCGCGGCGAAGATGTTGTCGGCGATGAACCGCTGACGGGTCATCGACGCGATGGCCCGCTGCACGAGGGCCGGGTCCTTGAGGAACCGGCTGACGCTGATGACGTTGCCGTCGACGGTCGGCGGGGCCGGCGGGTAGGTGGGCATGGCGGCGAGCTCCTCGGTGGGTGAGCGGGTGGTCGGTGGTGGGCGGGCGGGAGCCTGGGCTCAGGTGGCGATGATGCCGGCGGAGCGGAGGCGGGCGAGGATGGTGTTGATCTTGGCCTTGTTCGCGTTGGCGAGCGTGGCGGCCGAGGCGGCGTCGGACGCGTCGGCGGTGGCGACGTCGGCGACCGCGGCGAGGTCGCCCGTGACGGTGGCGGTGCCGCCGAACACGAACGGGTGGAACGAGAGCATGCCGTCGGCGCCGGCGTCGGCGTCGTCGAGCACGATGCCGGCGCACTCGTCGCCCACCGCGGAGGCGACGACGAGCTTGCCGGCGGCGTCGCTCTTGACCGGGTCGCCGGCCGAGAGCGCCGAGGCGCCCACCGTCACGGGGACGATGGCACCGGGCCGGCGGAGCGACACGTCGGCGCCGTCGGCGGCGTCACGGTTGGCGACCGCGAACACGCGGCCGTTGGCGCCGGCCTGGGAGACCACGACGAGGCTGTCCTCGCGGGCGCCGGCGATGACGACGAGCCGCTTGCCGGTGATCGCGCCGTCGGCGCGGCCGGTGATGGTGTCGCCGGGGTCGTAGAACGGGGTGACGTCGTTGCTCATGGCGGAGGGGCTCCTCGGTGGTCTCGGTCGGTGGGCGGGTAGCGGGTGCCGCTACTTGGTCTCGGGGAGGGGCTCGCCGAGGAACGCGGCGAGCTCCTCGTCGGTGACCTCGGTGCCGGCGTCGATGTCGTCGGCGCCGCCGAGCTCGACGGTGGAGAACCGCGGCGCCATCGCGCCGAGGAGCGCCGTGGTGGACTCGGGCGCCTCGTCGTAGAGGGCGGCGAACCGGTCGCGGTCGGCGGGGGCGATGCGGCCCGTGCGCTGGGCCTCGTCGAGCACCCGGTCGCGCTCGGCCTCGCCGAGCTTGGCGGCGGCGGCGGTGCCGGCCTTGGCGCCCTCGCGGAGCTCGTCGAGCACGGTGCCGGACACGATGGCGAGCCCGGCCTTGCCGAGCTCCTCGATGGTCGACGCCGAGAGGGCGCCGACGAGCTCCTCGACGGGCTTGGTCTCCTCGACCGGGGGCTCGGCGATGGGCTTGCCGTCGGGCCCGAGCTTGGGCTCGTCGCCGGCGGGCGTCTTGGCGGCCTCGGCGATCTTGGTGAGCTCGGCCTCGATGTCGGCGGTCTCCTCGATGCCGAGGAGCTCGCGGAGCTTGGCGTCGTCCATGGTCTCAGTCTCCTCGGGGGTGACGGGTTGCGGTGCGCCGTCATTCTGACGCGGGGCGCCGGCGACGGTGGGGATGGTGGCGTCGACGACGCCGGCGAGCGCCTCGATGCGGTCGGTGACGGTGGCGAGCTCGTCCTCGTCGAGCCCGAGGTCGGCGACGGCGTCGAGGGCGTCGGCGAGGCGGGCGGCCGCTGGGCGGTCGAGCCCCTCGACGAGCTCGATGGCGTCGAGCTCGTCGGCGATGGGGGCGTCGTCGCCGGCGAGGTCGTAGAGCTCGGTGATGTCGGCGAGCCCCTTGACGGCGGGCGCTTGCACGCCGAGGAGGGCGAGCCCGGTGAGGGCCATGGCGTAGCTCTTGCCGCTGGGGGTGCGGACGCCGAACGCGAGCTCGGCGGAGCGCCGGCGGAATGCCTTGGGGATGATGGCGGCGAGCTTGGCGGGGACGTCGGTGAGGTCGCCGATGAGGGTGTTGCCGTCGGCGGAGGTGCGGAGGTTGCGGACCCAGCCGAA